TTTTTATAATATAAATCAATTATGGATTGTTCTATTTGTATTGAAAAATACAATGAAAACACTCGTAAAAAGATTACATGTAAATGTAATTATGAAGCATGTCTAAAATGTGTAAAAACTTATATTTTAGATAAAAGTCATCTTGATCCTCATTGTATGAGTTGTAGATGTATATGGGGTATTGAAGTAATTCAATCTTATTTTTCAAAATATTTTATAAACAAAGATTATCGTCAAATGAGAGAAAAAATCTTATTTGAAGAAGAAAAAACATTTTTTCCAGCTCTTCAAGATGAAGCAAAAAGATTGATGGATGTTGAAAAAATTAAAGAAAAAATTGGAAAACTTTTAATAGATCTAGAAAAAAATGATAAAAATGAAGATCAATTAGTTCGTGATCAACGTATTAAAAAAAAAAATATTGATAATAATATTTATAACAATAAAGTTGAACTTCATAAATTAATACATTTAAGACATACAAATGAAAAAAAAATATTCATTATGAAATGTATTAACGAAAATTGTCGTGGATTTTTATCTGAAAAATATAAATGTGGTCTTTGTTCTATTAATGTATGCAAAGAATGTCATAAAGAATGTCATAAAGAAGAAGATGAAGATGATCATAAATGTGATCCAAATGATGTTTCTACAATCAAAGAATTAGAAAAAACAACAAAACCCTGTCCTAAATGTCATATTCGTATTTCAAAAATAGATGGATGTGACCAAATGTTTTGTATTCAATGTCATACACCATTTTCATGGAAATCAGGTAAAGAAGAATTAGGTGTTATTCATAACCCACACTATTTTGAAGCTCTTCGTAATGGTAATATTAAAGAAATTAGACATCGTCAAAATCAAGGAGAATGTGGACCTATACCAACATATACACAAATTGATGGTTATTTACATTATTCTGGATTATCTAAATCAATTATTGATAAGATGTATAATTATTATCGAGAATTTATTCATCATCGTCATATTACATTAACTTACTTTAATAATCGTGAAGATAGAAATGTAGAAAGATTAAAATATTTAACTGGTAAATATGATGAAAAAAAGTTTAAACAAAAATTATTTGTTTATCATGAGTCTTCTTTACGTAAAAAAGAAGAACATGAAATTATGACTTCTTATGTAACAATTGGAGAAGAATTATTTAGATCTTTAAGTTCTAAAAATATTAATGATATTTATTTACAATTATCCAATTTATCTAAAATTACAAAAGCAACAATTAGTGCTTTAAATGAAAAATACAAATATGCTGGACTTGTTAAACCTAGTCAGATTTATGAATAATTTAAATTATACATTTTACAAACATTTTATAATTTATTAAATTATAAAATTGATTTAAACATTTTACTTTATAATTAAATCAAAAGATGGCTTTTGAATTTGAATTACTATGCTGCACTGTATTTGTAGGATACACTATTACTGTATTTTTATCTTTTTGTAAAGATGAAGAAGAAGAAGTTGATATTGAAGAAGTTGATGAAGATGAAATTAATGAAGTTGATGAAGAAATTGAAGTTGATGAAGAAGTTGAAGAAGAAGAAAAAGAAGAAGAAAAAGAAAAAGATATTTATATGGATATGAATGAAGTTGAAGATTTATTAAAAGAACAATATAGTCATTTAAAACAAATGAATAATATTGAAGAATTGAGTAATTTGATTGAAATGGAAAAAGAGAAAGGTGATTTAAGACAACGACTAACAACTGTTGAAAATAAAAAATTAATTTATAAATTTCATATCAATGATTTTAATCAATATCGTAATGCTGTTTATGATGAGTTTAAAAATAATAGTAGATGTAAAAAACAATCTTTTATTATGAAAAAAATTGGTCAATCTTGGAAAGATTTAACAGATGACCAAAAATTAAATTATAAAAATTTATAAAATTGAAATTTTAATAATTTAAAATTTCAATATAAACATGTCATATGATCTTATGATTGGTCCTGATAAAGATAATCTTCAAAAATATATATCTACTGAACCATCTATTCAAAATGATCGTATTTACTTGCATGGATCTTATTTTGGTTCTTCAACACGAATAAATTCTATAGGAACTATATTTAATATTGGAGATAATAATACTAATTATAATTATCAAGGAAAACATATTCGTGTTATAAAAGATGAAAATATTATTGTAGATTTATTTGTATCTGCTGAAGAATTTATGAAATATAATCCATTTTTTCGTATAAATATTGGTGATATTATTATTTATGCACGTGATCTCCATCGTTTTGAAAATTATCCAGTTGAAATTAGTGGTATTAGTTTTTCTATAACTAAATAATTTATTTAAAATAAGTTATTTTAAATAAAATGGCATTTTCTACAGATTTGAAAAATAGTTTATTACTTGATAAATTTATCAAAGAGAAAATTTTGGGAAACAGACAAATATCAAAATTTTTAAAATCTGAAATGGCAGGATTTAATCAACTTTATCCTAATAAATATTGTTCTTTTTATGGAAATTATTCTTATTTATCTTTAGTAGGTGGATTAGAAGATGAACTTAAATCTGATAATCTAGTTACTAGTATTTTAGGAGATAATTTAAAAATAGAAAATATTTTAAAAGATTTAAATTTTTTTGTTATGGAAGAAGAAAACGAACACGCACACGAAGAAAAAGAAGATATATATACAATCTGGAAAGGTATATGTAATAGATTAATAATTATTTTAAATGAAATTTTTGGTAAAAATTTTAAAATAACATTAGAAGAATCTATAGAAAAAAAATTATTTGAAGCAAATGTATTTACAATTTTTATTGAAAAAAATAAATCGAGAGATAAACCAGATCTATATGAAGAATATCAAATATCAAAATCACCTTTATTTGTATTTGATATATATAAAGAAAATATAAAATTAAAAGAATTATTTGATTTTACAAAGGTTTTACCTACATTAACATTAGATGGATATACTATTTTATCATCTTTTATTTATCTTCAAACAAATTTAAAAAAATTACCTGTTAATAAAAAAAGAAATATAAATATTATAGATCTATATGAAGGAAATCAAGCAGAAATATTTCGTGTTATACAAAAGTGTAATGAATTATTTGGTAATCGATCAAAAGCATCTCAAATATTTTATCAATTTTTAAATCATTTAGAAATTCCTTTAGAAGAAGGACTAACATTTTCTAGTATGCAAAGTATTTTTAATACAGGAATTTTAGAAAATAATAAAAATGGTACAAGTTTACGTCAAATTCTAAATACATTTATTTATAAAACAGATCAAAAATTAATACAACAAGGAATAGGAAGATTTCTAAAAGCAGGAGGAGAAGCTTATCGACATTTAGTAGAAGAAGAAGTTATTGTAAATGATATTGATACTAAAATATTTTTTAATAATCCACTTTTAGAAAATAAAAATAAAGTTTATCAAAATATAATAACATCTTTATATTTCATTGTTCAAAAAATAAATAGAGAAAATATTTTAAGAATTAAAGATGTAGAATTTCATTTTACATTTGATGGTAAACGTTTTACATATAAAATTGGAAATAATAGTCGTAATGATTATATAACAATTAATTGTTATGAACAAGAATATATATCTATTGTTCTAACTCTTAATACATTAATAGAAAATAGTGATTTTAAATTTGTTAGTAATTTAAGATTTAATCCATTAGATGTATGGTTAGACAATGTCCAAAAAATTAGTGATTTAGGTGAGTTAGTAAAAGAAAATCCACGAGGTCCATCTACAATTAGTAGAGAATATTTTCTAAATGATTTATTAAAATCAATTGGAGGAGATGATAATATACAAAGAATAGCAGAAAGGATTATTAAAGGTAAAATAGACAAAGATAGACAAAGATATGCAAATTTAGAACAACAACAACAACAACAAATCCGAGAAGAAAAAAATATGTGTATAAAACTTATGACATGGTTTGGTAATTTTTTTAAAAAATCTGATAATAGTTTTAAAAAAATAAAAATTATTGGTAAATCAAAATTAGATGAATTAACTAGAAATCAAAATCCATATGAATTAATTTGTAATTTAATTTGGGATGAATTTAATATATTTACTGAAGCCGAAGCCGAAACTATGGGTCATAAACCATCAAGTGGTAATAATATAATATGTTCTTGTAGAAAAGAAGGTAAACCTTTAAATTGTCGATTGTCATTTTCACGATTTATAAAATGTTCTTTTATAAAATTAGAACAAGAACAATTACAAAAATTATCAGAACATTTATCTAGAATTTTAGAAACAAATTCTAATATGTTTATAAATATGATTTTATTATCTACAAAAATAAATGAATTAGAATATTCATTATCTCAAAAAGTTTTTATAAATCCTACATTATATTTAGATGAACGAAATCCAGATTTTAAAATTGATAAAGATTTAAATTTTTGTGAAATACAATCTACAATAACAAAAGATGATTATATTTTTTTAGAATGGTATGTTTCTGATTCTGGACAATTTGCTTCATTTAATAAAAAACTTCGTAATGATGAAGAATTAACTTATGTTGAAAAAATTATTTATTATGAACTATTTAAAATATTAAGAAAAGGGGTGATAAAAAAAGGAACAGTATTATATAGAGGAATAGATATAGGAAGTGGTGATATAAGAGCAGGATTTTATGATACATTAAGGTCACAAGATACTATTATTAATAAATCTTTTATTTCAACAAGTATAAATAAAGGTGTAGCTTTAGATTTCTTAAAAAAAGGTACAAAATGTTGTATCTTAAAAATTACTCTTACAGAAGATATAAGAGGTGGAATTTATTTACCTTCAATTGGATATGGTAAAAATAATGAAAATGAAATTTTATTTTTACCTGGGACAATTTTTAGCTTTAAAGATACAAATACAGATTTTGGTAATTATAAAATATTTTATTTTGATATGAATAATATTGATGATGCAATTTCTTACAGTAGACGATTTATTTATTTATCACAAGAAGAAATAGAAGAAATAGATAATACAGAAAATGAACTACGAGAAATAGAGGCTGAAAGACAGACTGAAGAATTTAAGAACATTCCTGATTTAGACTGTACATATCAAACTAAAATAAATTTTATAAATTTTTTTATTAAAAAAGATCATGATTTTACACCTCAACTTGAAAAATTAAATTTATTTATAGAAATGTTAAATAATAGAAAAACAAACGATATTAATCGATATTTTGAAGATATTTTTGGAAAAATGGTCTTGAAATTTTTAAAAAAATATCAACAGGTAAAAAGAAATATGCAATATCAAAACTATGATTTTGATACAACTTTAAATAGTATATTAACACTTGAAAAAAACTTGGGAACAGGACAAACAACATCTATCAGACAATTATTAAATCAATATATTAGTGTAATAAATGCATGGTTACAAGGATCTAATTTTGGAACTCTTTATAAAACAGGTGGTGAAGCAACAAGATATTATACAAAAGCAAATGGTGATTTAATAAGTAATGATATTGATTCTAAATTTTGTGTAAAACCTGCTCAAGGAAGATCTGAATTTTTATTTATTAGAAATGATGAAGTTATTAGGGAAATTTTTCCTTATATTACAAAAACTATTATTATTTTAGCAGCGTATATTAAAAAATTAAAAAAAGAATCAGGACTAGATCATGAAATTGTAAGTAATGATTTAGACGAAAAAAAGGGAGATATAACTGTATATGAAAGCGATCAAAAATTAATTTATAATTATATTACGGCTAGAAGTAATTTTGTTGGTTGTAATGACGGAAAAGATATAGTAACTAATAATTTTTCAAAAGATTGTATGAGAATTGTTTCTATTGATATTAGTTATAAAATTAAATTAAATAACTTTTTTATGACTCGTGGTAAACCATCTAAACATCTTATATTTCATATTACAACTGCTCCTTATGATTTCTTAATTTCAAATACAACATGTGCTGATCTATATATTAAATTAAGAGATAGACCTGAAAAACCACCTGTTGTTAGTTTAAAATTTATTATAAAAGATTTACTAAATTTATTTTCACCTCCTGGAACGGGAGACGGTGGGGGTGGTGATTTAGAAAAAAGAAAGTCTACTGGTAAACATAAAAAAGATAAATATAGATTTATTGGTTTATTAAGAACAATTGGAGCTGATAGATTACGTGGATTAGAAATTACTATACCACAAAACCATAATATACTTAATAATGATTTTAATCAAACTGAAAATACACAACGAATTTCTATTTTGAAAAAATTAATGGAAATTCCGGATTTAAATGATATTATAGATATTGAAGATGGCAATAACGATTTAGATAAAGAATGTAGACCCCCTAATAATAATGAAAAATGTAATTATTTAAAAACTCTATTAGATAAAGTATTAGATAATGCCATTTTATCACAAGCTGAACAAAGACAAATAGAAATAACACAAAAAGATATAAACAAAAAATCACTAGAATTAAATAAAATATTAGATGTTGAGCCTAAAAATAATTTTAGAGCTTATTTTAATTAAAATTCAATAGCATAAAAATGAAAATAAAAATAAAAATAAATAAAAAATTTAATTAAAAATGAAACTAATTATTATTGTTGGTGTTCCTGGATCTGGAAAAACAACTTTGGCAAAAAGTTTATCTAAAATATATTATGAAGCTGATTCTTATCCAGGTTTATATAAAGATGGTATTTTACAACCTCATTATATAAAACAAGCTCATATTATATGTCAAAATGATGTAAAATATGCAATGAAAAATAAAATAGATGTTATTGTTCAATCTAATACAAATATTGATCAAAAAGCAATTATACCATATATTTATTTAGCATCTACTTATGGATATACTATTCAAATAATTATTCCATCTTTTGGTTTATTACATTATTCTGGTATTGATAAACAATTAGAACATTTAATACATACTCGTTCAAAAGGTGATAAAATTATACCAAGTTATTCAATTGAAAGAATGATTAAATTATATGAAGAAAATAAAGAAAAATTAGTAAAATTATCATATCTTTCAAATCCAGATGAAATGTTAAATTTAATTTAAATTTATAATTTAAATTAATTAAAGGCTTCAATCATTATTATAATAGCTATTATAAATGTATAAATATTTAATAATATTCATTTGTCTTCTGACAGTACAATCTAAAGTACATGTATATAAAATTATATACCCAAATACATATTCTACAAAAGAATTATCTCAACAATCCTTTTTTATTCAGGATGCAAAATATAAGACAAAAATAAAAAAAGTATAATCAACTAGGTATTTTTAATTATTTATTTAGTATTGCTAATTCATTCATAAATATGTTATTATATCGATCATCATTAATATTAATAATATCTTTATATCGATTCATCACCTGAAAAGATTGAAAAATTAAATGATCTCTTTTATTATAATCTTCTGTTTGATTTTGTTCTTCTCGCATATCTCCAATAATATCATCATATACTACTTTACCAACATCTTTAATTGGTTTACTTACTTTATCTACAAACATTCTTCCATCAATATCTTCTTTTACATTTCCACTCTTATCCATATATTTAAATTTTTTACGAGAAACATCTGTGCAACAAATCAGTTTCTTATTATCTTTGGTATTAATAATCTTTTCTGTACATAATTTAGCAAGTCCTTTATGACCATCCATAAAAACTTGTCTTGTCAAATTCTCTTTTACAATTGATAATAAATCTTCTTCTTTTATATCTTCTAAAGTATATTCCATGGATAAATGATTACGAATATTAATATGATTATTTGTTACGGTAGAACGACTTAAGGATTCTTTTACATATGAATCAATTTTCTGTTCTAATTTATTGATAGTTTCTTTTAATTCATTAATTTCTTGTTTATGACTTTCTTTTAATTCATTAATAATATGATCTTTACAAGTCAATAAATGATCTTTTAATTCTGTTTCGGTTTTAAAGAGGTGTAAACAAGATGTACATTTTGATCCACTTTCTCTTAATTTTAAGCATTTTTTATTTTCTTCAATATGTTTCTTCAAATTGTATTTATTTTTTAAAATTAAAAGACAATATTCACATTGATGAACCATTTTTATAATAATAAAGAATCTTTATATGAAATTTTATGAAATTTTATGAAATTTTGCGAAAATATTTAGTATACTGTATGTGCTTTGAATATATATATAATATTTCTATGATTTTCTAAAATTTTCTGTAAAATTTTTTTAAAAAAATTCTTAATATTTTTAAAATTAAAGCAAATTAGTTTAAAAAAATGAAAAAATATTCTTTTAAAAACTTTTTTTACTTTTACACAATTATTGTGTAAAAATATTTTTATATTTCTAAAATAT